TGAATACATTCCATGAAGAATCCAAGTTTTTTTGTTGATTGGAAAATATCCACTTACAGCACAAACCAATATACCATGCTCAAATGCACCTACCATCCGATTATTAGGATCAAGTAATTTTTTAAGAACTGATTGTTTTAAACTTTTTAATAATTCATCGGATGATTTAATACCTAAATGGGATTTTGATTTATCTATTAGGCTATTTAAAGCTGGTACATCATCGTATTCTAAATTTTTATATTCAATATTATTCATTATATTCTCCATAAAATATTATATAACCAAACCTTTATTAATCATATCCGTAGGGTGGATTTTATTACAATATTCGTTGGTACTCCATCGCTCACCATCAAATTCTAACCAAGGAGCCCATCCAACAACAATGCAGGTTCTATTCATTAGGTTCGGTCGATAGTTAAAATTCCATCTATGAACCTTATATGTATTCCAGTGATACGCATACCCTGGCTCAAAATATAATTTAGTACCGGTTTCTTTAAATTCAATAAAGTAATCATCACTATATGTTATGGGTATGAGTAATCTGGAGACAAATTCATTTTTTTCGTCTGTATGCCACATAAATTCCATATCACTTTTTAATTTAAATCTAAGTCTAATTTCAGCCAACCTACCTTGTATTAACTTTCGTTTAAGCTTTTCAAATACCGATGGAAATGATCTAAACCTAGTAACATTAGTTTCACTGCGTAGCCCTAAACAATCGGCGTATGTGTTAAAATTAAGATAATTTATATTATCAGAATACTTATATGCTTCAAGATCATGTATCCATTTTTTAGGGTCCGTAATCATACTAGTTGATCGTGGATTACCAAGAGCGTGTGCGTGTTTTGGTAAGTCAAATCTATAATCTGGATTATATGTAAGTCCCAAACCACCGTATAGACTGCTTCTTTTCCAGCTATTTTGTCTACGGTGTATCATTCCGTACCAACCAAATTTATCGAAGGCTAAATTTACATCTTTCTGTAAATCGGTCCACGGTAAGTCAATTGGTATCTTTATGTACTCATCTTTGCATTCTGGTTTAATTGGGGTAATTCCAAAATAATTTGTTAGCTGAGCTTCTCTGGAAGAATTAATATTAAAATCGGTATCAAGCATTTGACTATTTATCTGTGTAATATTAGAACTTTCGTATTATAGCCTATAGTGCTACTAAATTTTATTTGAATCATTTGCGCATTTATATCCGAAAGTATTACAAAAAACTGTTTACTTTCCGGCCAGACTGTGTATAATACATCTATGACCAACAAACTTTAGGAGAATATGTAATGGCTCATATGATGGAAACAATGGCATACGCTGGTGAAACCCCATGGCACGGTTTAGGTGAGGCAGTCTCTAATGACTTATCACCTACACAGATGATGAAAAAGGCCGGTTGCAACTGGACTGTACATGAGGTTGAAAGCTTCGTTGAGTTTGATGGCCGAAAAATCCCTACTGGACAAAAATCCCTTGTTCGTGGCACAGATGGTAAAGTCCTTACCAATGTAGGCGCGGATTGGAAACCAGTGCAGAATGAACAGGCATTTGAGTTCTTCTCAGAGTATGTATACGCCGGCGATATGGAGATGCACACTGCCGGTTCACTTAAGGGTGGATCAATGATTTGGGCTTTAGCCAAGGTCAAAGAATCTTTTGAATTATTTAAAGGTGATGAAGTTGAATCTTTTCTACTATTTTCTAACCCACATCAATATGGTAAGTCAATTGATGTTCGTTTTACTCCTATCCGTGTTGTATGTAATAACACTCTGACACTTGCTTTAGATCGTGATGCATCACGTGGTGTTCGCGTTGGCCATCGTGCAGAGTTTAATGGCGATATGGTGAAAGAACAACTGGGTATTGCACAAGAAAAGTTCTCTCAGTACAAAGAGATGGCTCAGTTCTTGGGTAGCAAGCGCTTCACTATGGATAAGTTGATTGAGTACTACAACACAGTATTTCCACGAACATCCGATAAGCGTATCCGTAATATGGATCTATCAGCTGAGACACTTTCACGGCCTGCAAAACAAGCCTTTGATGTGTTGGAATCACAACCTGGTGCAAATTTTGCAGAAGGCAGCTGGTGGCAAGCTTTCAACTCAGTTACTTATATGACTGACCACTTGCAAGGCCGAAGCCAAGAGAACCGGCTCTACTCAAGCTGGTACGGCTCTAACCAACTGCGCAAACGATTAGCACTCAATGCGGCGGTTGAGTTTGCCGAAATGTCATAACGATAAGGGCTTCGGCCCTAGGGCTTCGGCCCTTTTTTTTATTACTTTAGGCTATAATACGAAAGTTCTAATATCTAGATCCTACTAAAAATTTGTATAAATATAGTAAGTCAAAACAATATTGCTTACTAAGAAATGAAAACATTTATCTATTTTTTACAGGAAAAAAACATGTATGCGCCGTTAAAGCATAACGATCTCACAAAGCGTGGCGGATTCCGCGTACAGGCTTTTCTAGATAAAATAAAGGACGGTGAGACCTTTTTGACGACAAAGGGTTTGGTGAAAATCGATAAGTCGCAATACAGTGATATCGAAGCCCAAATGCCTCAGAACGGATATAGCGCTGAGCTAAAGGCAAAGAACGATAAAAACTCTGCAATTAAAGTCAGCTATCCTAAAGATTTTTTTAAGACACCTGAGTTTGGCGGCAAAGGCGTTGGCTTTGGTACTGCGGCCGAAGATGCGTTCCTTAGCAAATTTAGAAAAGAACTTGAAGAAACGTTGAAAAAAGAAAATCAGCCTGCAATTAAAATGAGAGTAGGCGGAAGATTAGTGATGGTATCAGGAATCGAAAGTACACCTGGCACCCCAAAATCAGACTTCCATTTGTTAGGTCCTAAAGGGGAAGAAGTTGCGTGGCTATCACATAAAGCTGGTTCAAAGCCAACTGATTTTCAGCAATACGGTGGTCTAAGCGCTTCCGTGTTTAAAAGCAATAAAGAAGTGAAAGCTTTTATGAAGGCTACAATTGCAAAATTTCCTAAAGGCTTAGACAGGGCCCAAGCCGTTTATAGGCCAGTATTAGATAACACCGTTATCCAACAATCAGTTTGGGGAGTAGATTGGAAAATTGGTGGTAAACGTGGTCGAGATAATGTCGATGAATTTCATCAAGGGCTGATGAAGTTGGTAAAAAAGAATAATGTATATGCTATAAATTCGCACCACCAAGGTAAAAATAGTGATAAGTTAGATGGCAACGGATACGAAGCTATATACTATGCACGATTTACTACTGACCGCGGAGCTAATGTAGCTGGTGAGTTTCTACCTAGAGCCCGAGTAGGTGTATTTCCTCGAGCAAAAGCTGGTAATACAGCTGAAAAAATTTAAATGCAAAACTTTAAAATATTTTTATCAGAACAAAAGAATACCCACATGACACACATCGAGGACAAAGTCCTTTATGGTGGTGTAAAAGGTACCCGTGAGGCAATTGTTGCACTTCGTTCTCTGAGAGATATGCTTGCTGGAACACATGAGGGTAAAGTTTCTGTGAAATGGGATGGTGCTCCAGCTATCTTTGTTGGCACAGACCCAAGTGATGGTAAATTCTTTGTTGCCAAGAAAGGCATCTTTAATAAGAATCCTAAAGTGTATAAGACACCAGCTGATGTTGATGCTGATACTAGTGGTGACTTGGCAGAAAAACTCAAGGCAGCATTAAAACATTTACCAGCGCTTGGTATTAAGGGTATTATTCAGGGTGATTTTCTTTTCTCAAAAGCAGATGTAAGTACTGAAAAGATTAAAGGTGAGACGTATGTGACTTTCCATCCTAACACAATTGTGTACGCTGTGCCTGCAAATGCTGATGCGGCCAAGGCAGTCAAGGCAGCAGAAATCGGTATCGTTTGGCATACAACATATTCAGGCAATAGCTTTGAGACATTAAAAGCATCATACGGTGTTGATATTACCAAGTTTAAAAAATCAACTAAGGTCTGGTCACAAGATGCTATGCTAAAGGATATGACCAATTACACTATGTCAAAATCCGATACTCAAGAAGTGAATACATACTTGAGTGATGCAGGTAAAATATTTAATTCTATTGCAAGTACTACACTTAAACAACTTGAGCAAGATCAAAAATTGGCACAAATGATTGAAACATTTAACAACACATTTGTTCGCTCTGGTACTGTAGTGATGGATACCAATAAGCATGTGAATAATCTCATTGCTTATATTCAGAATAAATATCAAAAAGAGATTGATAAAGCAAAGAGCGAAAAGGGTAAGCAATCCCAAGCTTTTAAACTGAAGGAAGTACTTCAATTTTTCTCGGTATCAAACAAGAAAAACTTAAAATTAATGTTTGATTTACAGAAAGTTATTGTTCTTGCAAAACTAAAACTTATAAATATATTAAGCAAACTATCTTCAACGCAAACTTTTCTTAAGACCAAGAATGGTTTTAAAGTAACCGGCCAAGAAGGTTTTGTTGCTATAGATACACTTGGTGGTGATGCAGTGAAGATTGTTGACCGTATGGAATTTTCATACGCCAATTTCTCACAGGATATTCTAAAGGGCTGGGATAGTCCTACTAGATGATATATTATACATGGAATAAACCAATGAGGAACCAATGCTAGATTTCAAACATTTTGTTATCGCCGACTATCGTCCAGGCGAACCAGACATCATTAAGTATAGAGCCCAAAAGAGGCGTCGCATCGGCGAAGCTGTCTCCGAAGAAACTACTGTGCATGTTCCACAAAGATTTAAGCGCGGAGAAGACTCTATTTACGATGCTATCCATAAAGCACACGGCAGTCCAGCAAGGCATAATATAGGCGTTGAGTTTAACAATACCGGTAAGCGTGAAGTTCATGTTGACGGCAAAAAACATTCTAAACTAACTATTGCTCTCAACAAACATCTTGACGGTCTTAAAGAAGAGACCGATGTTGATGAGGCTCTTACAGTACCACAGCGCTTGCAACGTAAGCGACAGATGGTTAAATACAAAGCAAAGATTTCGCTTGGTAGAGAAAGAGCCAAGCGCCGCATGGCCTCTAAAGATAAATTAGAGAAAAGGGCTACTAGGCAAGCACGCATGGCAATCTTTAAGAAGCTTACTAAAGATATTCCAAAGGGCGATTTGACGTATCAGCGTAGAGCTGAAATTGAGAAACGCTTAGAAAAACCTGCAATTAAGCAGCGCATTAAAATGATTGCACGGAAATTGTTTCCACAAGTCCGTAAGAATGAAGTTGAACGAAAGCGCCGAGCATCAAGTAATGATTAACTCATTTAAAACATATTTAGTTGAGGAAGAAAAAACGGTTTATTTTACCTTTGGTAGAATGAACCCACCGACAATTGGCCATGAGAAACTTCTTAATGCTCTCGCGACTCGAGCTGGAAATAATCCTTATCGTGTTTTCCTATCGCAGTCTCAAGACAAAAATAAAAACCCTCTTTCGTATAAAGACAAAATAAAATTTGTTCGTAAGATGTTTCCTCGTCACGCAAGATCAGTGATGATGAATCCGAAAGTAAAAACATTCCTAGACGCTGCGGGTGCCTTATATAACGAAGGCTTTAAAAACCTAGTTATGGTTGTAGGGTCTGATAGAGTTACCGAATTTGAGACATTGCTCAACAAGTATAATGGTCAGAAAACACGTGGTGTGTTTTTTAACTTTGCTCGTATTAGTGTTATTTCTGCTGGTGATAGAGATCCAGATGGTGATGCTGTAAGTGGTGCATCTGCTACCAAGCAAAGACAATTTGCCAAGTCAAACGACTTTACTGGATTTGCCCAAGGTTTACCTAAGGGTATGAACAACCAAGATGCTAAAGGTATATTTAATGCTGTAAGATCTGGTATGGGTCTTACAGAGACCACAAACTTTAATAATCATATTAAACTTAAAAAAGTTTCTGAGACCAGAGAAAAGTATGTTCAGGGCAATCTATACAACGTCGGTGACCAGGTAAAGATTATTGAAACAAATAAAGTTGGCACAGTTAAACATCTTGGTTCAAATTATGTTATAATAGACCAGGATGGTCAATCTAAAAGAATGTGGTTAGAAGCAGTTAAAAAGATTTCACCCACTGTGACCTTAAAGAATATGATGAACACAAAAACTGATGAAGCAACATCTGCAGCTGATTTAGCCAAAAAAAGAATTGATCAAGAAAAACATAGTGATGCAAAACGCCATGACCGTATGCTTGATAGAGCTCGTTTGAGCGACACAAAAACAATTAATAACACAACCAAAGGCTAAGGAAGTAAAATGCCGTTAAAAGTATCAGATGGAATGAGTGCGTGGATTGATGATTTTAAGAAATCAGATGCTCCACAGTTTAAAGATAAGTCCGACAAAGAAAGACGCGATCAAGCTATTGCGGCATATATGTCTGCAAAGAAAGAAGGCTTAGAAGAAGGCAAACCGGGCCTTTGGACTAATATCCATAATAAGCGCAAGCGTGGTGAGAAACCTAATCCAGCTGGACATCCTGATCGCCCAACAGCACAGGATTTTAAAGATGCATCAAAGAAAGAATCAACGGATGTAGATAAACTTACGCGCATGCGTAAGATGGTCGATAAAGAAAAAACAAAAGTTCCACATAAACCTAAAGACGAATATGACCGTAAAGTTGGTTCGTATCTAAAAAAGAAATATAATAAAGAAGAAGTTGAAGAAGGCGTGCCGGAAGGAACCGGTAGTCTTAAACCTGGTTGGATGCTCAAGAAAGATCCTGAGCTGGCCCAAAAATTAAAAAATAAACTTGATCTAGCCAAGAAGCGTCAAGCAACCTATGGTGATAAAAGCGCCGGTAAATCTGTAAAAGAAGAAGTTGAACTTGGTGAAGAAACCACATTCGAGGTTGAAGTAGAAGGTTTGCCCACGATGTATGTGAAGGCAAAGTCACCGGGTGAGGTTAAAGCCAATCTCCGCAAGATTGTAAAACAACCATCTATGATTACAGGTGTTACTCGTGTCACTGATGCTGATATGAAAAAAATCTTCCGTGATAAAGCACAAGGCCGTGAAGAAGAAGATGTGGTTGAAGCGGTATCGCCAATGATTGCTCCACCTAAAACAAAACAATTTGCAACACAAGATCAGGCCTTTGCTTATAAAAAGCAACACGGCGGAAAGGTGCTTAAGTCTACATTTATCAATCCAAGAACTGGCATTAAAGATGTGTCTTATGTTGTAAAAGAAGAAGCTGAATTTCAACCCCACATGATGTATGATCCGAAAACAGGTAAGGCATATAAAGCCGATAAGGAAGAAGATCATGTTCGTATGAAAAAACTCGGTTATACCCACGTTAAGCCAAAAGAAAAATGAAATCATTTAAGGCATATACCGAAGAGATGAGCCATAAATTGAACTGGGGTTTACCTACAGCTACGGCTCATGCCAAGAAAATGACACCAGGTCAAACCGAAGCAACTTATCAAGGTAAGAAAGTTGCCTTAAATAAACCGTCAGCTGGCGACGTGGCAAAGTCTAAAGTATATGTTGATGCTGATGGCGATGGTAAAGCCCAAAAGGTAAACTTTGGCGATAAGAATATGACTATTAAAAAGCATATTCCTTCTAACCGTAAATCATTTAGAGCCCGTCATAATTGTGACAATCCAGGGCCAAAAGACAAAGCAAGATACTGGTCTTGTAAAGCTTGGTAATGTTAAAACATATATTTAATAGGAACATCTGATGCAAATGGAAGAACAGCGACTTAGTCGCATCGAACAAAAGATAGATAAACTGTCTGACGCAGTTATTAGTATTGCCCGGACTGAAGAAAAATTAGCAAATCTTCAATTAAATCATGAAAAAAATTATGACAGAATGAATAGATTTTCTGAGAAATTGGATAGTATTGAATCATGTATGCGTGACCAATCTAGAACAATAACGGTTATTAACAAAGTATTTTGGATATTTCTAATATCAGCCGCTGGCGCTTTGGCAGCAATGTATATCAACTAAGGATAAAAAATGGAAAAACAAACTAAAGTCCGCGAGGGTTGGGATGATATGCTCAAAGCCGTACGCGATAAAAATAAACAACAACCAAATGGTGGCGCTGGTAAAAAACAAGGATCTGCTTACGGTGGTAGTAAACAGAAAGATGAAAAGCCAGTAAAAGAAAAAATGGATCCAGTCGGCAAGGCCGATGCAGATATTGACAATGATGGTGATGTAGATAAGTCAGATAAGTACTTACACAATCGTCGTAAGGCAATTAAAAAGTCCATGGGTACTAAAGGCGAAACCGCTACTATGAATCCTAAGATGTCAACAAGTTCTGTCAATGAGTTGTCTCAAAATAAGGGCGCGACAGTTATGGTTGTCAAACCAGGTAAAGATGCACAAGGCAAGTCGCATCCAGTAATTCGGGTGCCTAGGGAAAAACAAAGAGAATATCTTGCTAGAGGGTATGTGCTTGCAGAATCTAAAATCAGAGAATCATTGATTTCTGTATTAGAGAAAAAAGATGCACACACCAAAGGCGCAATTTCTCAGCCTATGGATGATAATCTTTCAGGCGCCGGCGCTAAGAAGATGAAAGATGATCTTACCGCAAAGGAAAAGGAAAAGATCACTAACTATGATGAGCTTGGCCATGATGACGCTGCAAAAGCTGGACGTGATGGTCCTAGTATGAAAATGCGCCCTAATGATAACAAACAAGGTGACAAGAAGATTGTTAACCCACTTGATGATGTTACCAAAAAGGCTGGTTATAAGACAGAAACGTTTATCGATAAGATCTCTGCTCTTTACAAGTCAATGCTAAAGTAATAGGAATTATGTATTATGCAAATGTTAAATGAAGCACCACCCAACAACACTAGCCTTGAGCATATGAGTACTCCTCAGCTCATCGCTCTTGCTGAACAATTAGGCATAAACGTTGATACTTGTGCCCCGCATTATGAAATGTTGGCAGAGCTTCAAGAGATGTTGATTTTAACAAAGATGTATGGATGATATATAAGGTTATAACAACATAACTTTATATCATCTATGCTGGTTTTTTCTAAGTTAACTGAAGAAAATTTATTTTTATATGCGGCAAAGCATTATTATAATCCAAAGTTTACGGATGCGGATGAGTTTAATGACGATTTAAATAG